CGCCGGTGGTGTGTCATAAGATCTGGACCAAGGACGGCCTGACTTTGGTAGTGGATAGCCGTACCGGCATTCCTGTGTACGACAAGAATGTTTTTGCCACGTTGGTCAAGTGGGGCCGCCAGCGCCCGACCCGAGAAGAGTACAGCCTTCCGATTTACGCGCCACAGAACCTAGCCAACATTGAGACGGGCTGGTGCAGGATGCCAACGTGCTACCCAATCAGGCCCACAGCCAAGCCGCTACCCCTGCACCCCTACGATATGGGGATGTGGATAGGGGACCCGCACAGAGACAAACGTACCAAGATCACTTCTAAGCTGATCGAGGCGTACGGCAAAATACCAGACCACATTCCAGAAGAGTACCTGTTCTCGTCGTTTGAACAGCGCTTGGCTATACTCCGGGGGGTATGTGCCTCACGGCCAAGGTGCCACAGCCGTATCTCGGCCAAGTTCCGGATCTACATGAGCAACCTGAGGATGTTCAGGTCGATCCACAACCTGACAGAGAGCTTGGGTATCAGGACGGAGATCACTGCGCACAAGGCAAAGTACTACATGGTGTTTAGAACGAACCTAATGTTGGTCGAAGACCAAATGCCAGTGCGTCGCCCTCAGTACGAGGAGATGCGCAGGATTACCCACGTTACCAACGTGGACATTCGTCCCTGCATGCACATCAAGCTTGAAGACCCCAACAATACATTTCTGGTCAGCGAGGGGTATCTAACCGTTTGTCTATGAGCACCTACTACGAGCGAAACAAAGATAGCGTTTTGGCGTACCAGCGCAAAAGGCGCGCAGAGATGCCGGCCGAACAAAGGGCCAGACTGTACGAGCAAAAACGCGCGGATAACTGGAAACGCAGGTACGGGCTGACACCCGAGCAGGTCAGGGCCATGGAAGAATCACAACAAGGGTGTTGTGCAATATGCGCCGACAAGTTGGCGCAGTACCATGTTGACCACTGCCACACAACCGGCAAGGTAAGGGGGCTATTGTGCATTAACTGCAACAGGGGCCTCGGTGCGTTCCGTGACAACATCCAGAACATGGAAAAAGCCTTGGAGTACCTAAAGCATGCCAATGAATGACACCCAACAGAAACTACTCAAGGCGTTTGCCGAGCAGAACAAGGGCTGGCCGAAGGACCAACTGGACCTAGCCCTGTGGCGGGTGAGGTGGGAGCTAACAGCCCTGCCACACCAGCGTGAGCCGGAGGACGGGGAGTATGATACGTTCTTGCTCCTAGCCGGCCGGGGTTCCGGCAAGACGCACACGGCGTCAAACTGGTTAGGCCTGAGGGCCGCGATCTACGACAAGACGCGCTGGTTGGTGACGGCGCCAACATCAAACGACATTCGCGCAACCTGCTTCGAGGGTGACTCAGGCCTCTTAAACATCATCCCCTCCTCGCTGATCAAGGACTACAACAAGTCGCTGTTTGAGTTGACGCTGAAGAACGGCAGTATGATCCGCGGCATCCCGGCGTCTGAGCCAGAGCGCTTCCGGGGTACGCAGTGGCACGGCATGTGGGCAGACGAGTTGTGCGCGTTCGAGTACATTGACGACGCGTACGACCAGATACAGTTCACGTTGCGTCTGACCGACCCGCGCATCGCCCGTGTGCAGTCGATCATCACCACCACGCCCAAACCGCTGGAACTAATCACGGACCTGAACGAGGGCAAGGTCGGCGGCGACGTGTACGTGTCCCGTGCGTCATCTTACGACAACAGGTCCAACCTGTCTTCCACGTTCTTCAAGCAGTTGGAAGCGTACGAGGGCACCGACCTAGGACGTCAGGAGATCTACGGCGAGATCTTGGACCCTGAGAACGCGGGTATTGTCAAGCGTAAGTGGTTCAGAAACTGGCCAGCACACAAGCCGACGCCGACCTTGGAGTACGTGCTGGTGTCATACGACCCAGCCACGTCCGAGAAGACACACAACGACCCGACAGCGTGCATCGCGCTGGGTGTGTTCGAGCAAGAAGACTTCGCAACAAGTTGCATTTTGTTGGACGCATGGGACAACCACCTGTCTTATCCGGAGTTGCGCCGCAAAGTGATCGAGGACTACAAGGAAGTTGTGTACGGCGCGGACAACACGTTTGCAAAAGGCAAGAAAACCGACCTGATTCTCATGGAAGACAAGTCCGCAGGTATCAGCCTGATCCAAGAACTGCAAGCCGCGCACCTGCCAGTGCGGTCTTACAACCCCGGACGCGCAGATAAGGTGCAGAGGATGAACATTGTGGCGCCTCTGATCGCAAAAGGTCGGGTGTACGTGCCAGAAGACCCCGAAAACCCGGGCGAGGTAGCCCCTTGGGCCAAGCGTTTCATCCGTCAGGTGTGTTCGTTCCCTGAAGCGAAGGGCCACGACGACTACGTTGACGCACTTTCACAGGCCCTCAGGGTCTTGCGCGACTCAGGTTGGTTGCAACTAGACCCACTGCCGGCAAGGGACTACGTCCATGCGGACGACATATCGCGAAATCGGGTGAATAACCCCTACGCCGCGTGATTTTCGGGCACAAACACCCTCATTTATGGGTGATTGGTTATAGGAGGCCCCTGAATGCACAGTTCTTCGCACGCAAAAGAGATCAGGCAGTGCAATTGCCAGATGTGTCGCTACATTCGAGGACGAAGTGAGTCATTTTCTGTGTGGGGCAAGGTAAGAGCGGGGTATCGGAGCATGTTAAAAGACATGGTCAGGGGCGGCGACCTTGAAAACTACAACAAAATTTTGAAAAACCGAGATTACGATGCTTAATCCCATTAAAACACCCACACAAATGATGTACGAACAGGCAGGCATCCCCCACTACGGCAAGGGCGGCGATGTTGTGGGTCAGTTTGCAAGCCGAATTCAAGACGCAATCCGCAAATACACCAAGGCGGTGGGTAAACCCCCGTCGCCCGAAGAAGTGAAGCAGTTGGAAGACCACATTCGCTCACTTTCTCAGCCATCAGCCAAGCCGGCCGAGACAATGGCCCGCATGCAACAGCAAACGCCGTTCTCAAACCAGTTTGTGGACGCATCAGGCCGTCCTTACCCCGCGGCAACAAGCCCCACAGGCCAAACAATCACACCAGAGCGCGCCAAGGGCGTGACAACACGCGAAACTATTGGCCCGTTCCAAGGCGTACCCAGTCAGTTTGACATGTCGCCCGTTAACATCAAGGCGCGCAACTACCCTAAGGGTCAGTTCCAGAACGCGTTCCCTGAAGACGAGTTTATGTCGATGGCCAACACAGGCCGCGCGTCAAACCGCACATGGAACAAGTCATTCGTACCCTCAACAGAAGATTTGGCCGCGCGCCAGCAGTTGGGTGAAGAGGCGATGGACTTAGGAGACGAAGCAATGGGTGGCTTGGGTGCCATTCGTGCAACAGAGGGTGACATTCCGCAGATGACCAGCGCGAGTGCGCCGTTTGCCGAACGCGCCGCGCAACTAGAGGGTCCCGGACTGGACAAACTGACAGACGAGATGCTGTTGGGTAAGCACGGTGCTTTGGTGGACCGTGTGGTGTCCGACTTCCGTGCCCGCGGCATTGAGCCAGACCAAGAGGACATTGTCAACGCGATCAACGCGATGGTCAACCCCCTGCGTCACAACTACACAGGCGTTAACCCAATCGCTCAACGTCCAATGCAGGGCCGTGGCCCCGCAACGGCTGAGATGAACGCATGGCGTGACGAGGCCCGTATGTCTGGTTTGCCAGAGACGGTGGTGACTAAGCATCCCGCAGACTGGAAGCCACAACACCAGCGTGATTATTTGCTCGACACTGAGCCAGCACAGCGCCAGCCGTTTGCGCAAGACTGGCAGTTGCAAGAGTTGGAAGACAAGCGCCGCCGTGCGGTGCAGGGCAAGGCCGCAGGCGGCATGATGTACTCTCCCCGCGACATGCAGGCCGAGATGATGGTCCGCGGCTACGACAAGGGCGGCATGACACAGGGCCCCACAATGGAAGAGTTGACCGCGTACATTCGTGGCGGCGGTAGTACATACGACAACGCGGCGGACGAGGTGATGTCACGTGCGTACGGTCGCTACGAGCCATCAGCAAAAGAATACAAGCCGTCACCCAAAGAACGTATTTCGGCACTGGGCCAAGAGTTCTTAGAGAAGTCTGGCATGGGCCGCCAAAAGGCGCGCAGAACAGCCGACACCGTAATCGGTGGACCTTCTAGCAACCTGCCGTTTAATTTTGGTTTAGCAGACATTGCAACAATCAACCCCGCAGGCGCGATGGCCATGGCGCCACTGTACGCCTCAGAGACAGGACACTATTTAGCCAAGGGCGAACCCGTTAGCGCAGGCATGAGCGCAATGGGTATGTTGCCAATGGCTCAACCAATTCGTAAAGCGTACAAAGGCTTTAACCAATAATGCAACCAATCATCCCACTCCAAAAGGGCGGTAACCTGTCCGCGTTGTCGTACGCTGAAGACGAGACGACCAAAGAAGTAGACACGGAACAGGAAGTTCAAGATCTGGCTGAAGCGCTGGATTTGGACATTGACGAGGTAGAGTCCGAGATCATTGAGATGGAGGACGGCTCCGTTGTGGTCAACATGATGGAGACAGAGAAGCCGTCACAGAACCCAGAGTTCTACGCCAACTTGGCAGAAGAGTTGGAAGAGGGCATTCTTGATGGACTAGCGTCTGAGTACCTTGACCTGATTGAGGTGGACCGTGAGTCGCGCAAACAGCGTGACAAGCAGTACGAAGAGGGCATCCGCCGCACAGGTCTGGGCAACGACGCCCCCGGTGGCGCAACGTTTGACGGCGCGTCCAAGGTGGTTCACCCTATCATGGCAGAGGCTTGCGTGGACTTTGCGTCCAACGCGTGCAAAGAGTTGTTGCCGGCCGACGGTTTGGTGCGTACGTTCATCAAGGGTAAGGCTGACCAAAAGCGTTTGGACACAGCACAGCGTAAGGCTAACTTCCTGAACTGGCAATTGACCGAGCAGGTTGAAGAGTACCGCGACGAGATGGAGCAGTTGTTCACACAGTTGCCGCTCGGTGGTTCACAGTACCTCAAATGGCGATTCGACAAAGACCTCAACCGTCCAGTGCCCGAGTGGATTCCAATTGACAACATTCTGTTGCCTTTCGCGTCAACAAACTTCTACTCAGCCGCGCGCGTAACGGAACAGCAAGACATTACAGAAGATATGTTCAAGCAACGTATCGAGATGGGTGAGTACCGCGACATTGAGTTGTACACGTCTGACCTGTTGCCTGAGAACCAGACACAGTCTAAGAAGGCCAACGACAAGATCGAGGGCCTGACAGAACCAACTAAGAACGTAGACGGCCTGCGCCGTGTGTATGAGATCACAGCGTTCTTGCGTTTGGAAGACGACCCGTTGACAGGCGGCGCACGTGCACCGTACATCCTGACAGTGGACGAGATCTCCAGCAAGGTGGTTGGTCTGTACCGTAACTGGCAGGCAGGCGACACACGCATGCGCAAACTGGACTGGATCGTAGAGTACAAGTTCATTCCTTGGCGCGGCGCTTATGCTATCGGCATGCCGCACCTTATCGGCGGCCTCTCAGCGGCCCTGACAGGCTCGCTCCGTGCGTTGATGGACTCAGCCCACGTGAACAACAGCCAGACCATGTTGAAGCTCAAGGGCGGACGCATTGGTGGCCAGACAGACCGCATTGAGCCAA